TAATACGGTATTTATTGATGAACTATTAAAAACTAAAAGTGATAGTGATGGATTCACTCATGATGCTAAAAATGGTTCAAGGTGTTCATTGCTAAATGGAGCTGAAATAACAGCGGTTGCTGGCGCTTCAAGATCTGCCCGTGGTAAACGTTCTAATTTAAACATCTACGATGAAGCTGGATTTGTCTCTAAAGAAACATTTGAAGTGTGTAACCCATACACTGTTCAGGATTCAGGGTTTAAATTAGGTGCTAACTTTGATGCTGAAACTTATCCTACTGATATTCCAAATCAAAGATTATACGTAGGTTCTGCGTCGGATACAGATTCTTTCTTTTATAAACAATATAAAGAAGGAACCAAACGTATGTTAATTGGAGATAGAAGTTGGTTCGTTGCAGATTTAAGTTGCGAAGTTCCTATGCACCCAACTGTTAATGGGCTAGAGGTCCCACCTTTATTATCACAAGCAACAGTAGATGAAGCCATGAGACAGAATGAAATTATTGCTCATAGAGAATATTATAATATTTTTGACCATTTTAATTTAGAAGATGCCGTTGTTACAAGAACAGATATTCTACAAAACACTGAAAATTTTGTTCCTGTTACAGCATGGGGTGGAAGAAAGCATAAATATATTATTGCATATGACCCTGCTTCCAAAGTGGATAATGCGCCAATATTAGTAATGGATGTATTTCAAAATGATAGAAAAGAATTTTGTGGAAGATGCGTCTATATGGAAAATCTTGTTATCACATACGGAGATGGTTCAAAAAGACCAATGCGTGTTGACGAACAAGTAAAAAGAATAAGAGAACTTGTCTATGAGTATAATGGACGAGACAAAATTGTTCCTTATGAAAATGTCACACTCTTAATTGATTAAATATACCAAAGTCAATTATTACAGAAATGTAATTAGCACGGAGTATAAATTGTGTTAAAACTGCTTTAATTGCTGGAAACCCCTTAAGTTTTATACACTACAACGTAATGATGAAATAAGCATAAGCGTGAATGTTAAAAAATATAGAAATTGGGCAATCAGCAGGGAAGCCTCGAACAGAGGAACCTTCAACGACTATCGAAAGTATCTTTTGAAAAAGAGTAAATGAGTAGAGTAGAGCCTTTATGGTTGGTTTTTAAATGAGAATAGTTTAAAGTAAATCCATTAAATCGAAATGGGCAGGTCCTGAAAAGGGCAAGATATAGTCTAAACTTATATGAAAGTATAAGAAATCAATAATTTAAAATATAATATTGGGACAGCGGGTTGCAAACCGTTTCTAAGTACCCCTAAATTACTTAGATTACCAATATTTATATAAATCTATTAGGGGAGATTAATTGTATGAAAAGTTACAAAAGAGAGTATTCTGTTGATGAATTATATGATTTATATATTAATAAAAATTTATCAGCACAAGAAATAGCTAATATTTATAATGTTCCTCGATATATTATCGAAGGCGATTTAAAGAAAAACAATATACATAAACCAAAACAATTATCCTATGAATTGCGAATGAAAAAAATAGATAAACAGAGTTTATATGATTTTTATATCATACAAGACCATAATATGGCTGATACGGCCATATATTTTAATGTTGGTGAGGGCACTATTAGCAGATATTGTCATCTATATAATATTAAAAAAGAAAAAAATCATTATGATATAAAAAAGAAGAAGCAGATTAATAAGGATGAGCTATATAAATATTATATCATTGAAAATCATTCTAATGATGAGACTGCTGCTCATTTCAATGTTCATGCAAGAACACTACGAAGAAGACTTAGGGAATATGGTATTTACAAAAGTGTAGATTCTCAGGTTAAATGTTCTCAAAAGCATCAAATTGAAAAATATGGTGATCTATTTACTCGCAGTGAATATTATAAAAGAAATGTAGTTTCTAATATGATTGAAAAAGGTAAACAAACATGTCTACAAAAATATGGTGCTCCTAATTGGTTGATGACCGAAGAGGGAGTTAAGAGAAGAAAAGCGAGATATTTTTATAATGATATAAAATTTGATTCCTCTTGGGAGTTAGCAGTATATATTTATGCGATCGACCACAATGAAGATATTATTAGAGAACCAGTTGTGTTGGAATATTACATTGAAGATAAAATTCATTATTATATTCCAGATTTTTTATATAACAATAAATTAATTGAAATAAAAGGCAATCATCTTATTAAAAATGGAAAATTGCAAAATGTTTATAAAAAATCTTCTTATAAGGACGAAGCTAAGCAAAAATGCTTAGAAGAAAATAATGTAATTATTTGGCAAGATCAAGATATTAAGTTTGCTTTGGAATATGTAAAAAATAAATATGGCTATAAATATTTAAGACAATTTAAAATTATTGAATAATATAATTGGCTGGTATGGCTGGTCAATCCTCAAGTATTTGCCAAGAATTAGCAAAACCGTGGGTTGACGAATATGGCAAAACACATCCTGGTGTATATGATGAAAATAATGAATATAGTGTTTTATGGATGGAACCTTATAGAAAAAATTGTGTACCTGGATGCCTTAAAATGGTAGAACCATCAAAATATAGAAATAATATGTTTGAAGCTGCTAAATTATTAGTGCCTCAAGGCGGTATTAAATTTCCACCTAAATGTCCTAAATTTGATACTTTAGTATTAGATGATGGAACTGAAAGAAAATTAAATAAAATGGAATTAAATGCTCTTATTCAAATGGATTTAATGAAAGAAGAAGTTATTTCTATGGTAAGAACAAAGACTACCACAGGAAGAATAACATATCAGTTGCCTCCTGAAAAGAAAAATAAGATGCATGATGATAGAAATTACTGCTTCGTATTGTGCTGTTGGGAAATCAAAAATATAAGAGACACCGAAGAGTATGGAGATGGAATCGCCTTAGATTATAGTATTGTTTTTGATAAAGAAAAGCAAAAACAAAACAATATTAATGATTCTTGGCTATCTGGTATAGGTAATATTCAGATGGGTAATAAACAGAGAAGTCCTTTTTCTGGTAAAAATCCATTTAGAAAATAAGATAAAGAAATAAAAGGAGAAAAAAGGTATGATATGTTGTAAAATTACAGCAGATTTTAATAATGCAAACGGTAGTTTTAAAGGTGTATTAGATTCACTTGGTAAATATGCTGATTTGTATTGGGAAAATAATTATCTCTTTTTAGGAGAAACTGATACTGATTTTCTCACTGAAAAAAAGATAATTAATATATTAAAAAAAAATGGTTATACAAAATTTTTTGTGGACATTTACTCTAAAGATAATCAACCAAATGAAACAGAAGCTATTAATGGTTGGTTAACTGATAAATTAATAAAGATTAACTACAATACTTTCGAAAGAGTCAATCAAGAGATGTTAAAAAACACGATGAAAGGGCTTGAAGATTTAGAAAAATATGTTGATCTGCAATTAAAACAACAAAAACAACAGGAAAAGGAGGATGGAGACAGTGGCACAAGATAAAAAGGAAACTAAACAAAAAGCTAAAGTTAGACTCGGTCGTCCGAAAAAGCCTGTTAATAATGATACAGCAGTTAATGAGACAGGGCAAGAAAGACTTGATATGGAAAAAAAAGAAGAGTCTGAGGTTAGTATTGAGGCTGCTACAGCAAAATGGAATAGCGTATTCGGAAAAATTGCAAGCATGAATAGTGATGGGTTAGGATTACAAACATCTGTTGCAAAATGGAATAAGTTAAATCCATTTTTACAAAATCAAAGATTAAAGCAGATTTATACACAAGCTAAAACCTATGGTAAAACAAATATCTCTGAGTTTTTAACCAATCCAGCTAATTATGAAACTCAATTAAGAAGTTTAGCATGGGCTAACTCAAGTTCTCAGCAAATTTATTATAATATATTAAGAAGATCAGCAGACATTCCAGTGTATAACTACTTTGTTATTCCTGAGTTATTTGATAAAGAATCAGAATATAATAATGATAAATTTAAAGCTGAAAGTAAGTTGGTTGATGATTGGCTATCATTGTTTAATATTCCTAATACTTTTAAAACGATAGCTTTAGAAGTAAAGAGAGAAGGAAAATCTAGTTATTTATTAAGAAACAAAATTACAGGTGAAGGCAAAAACAAAAAGCCTGTTTTTTGCACTTTACAAAAGATGCCAACTGAATGGACTAAAATCACAGGTAAGAGTCAATTAGGTTTTACTATATCTTTTAATATGTTGTATTTTTTAAATATAGCAAATAATCCTAGTGATTTTGGTGATTTTATGGTAAAAGCATGGGAAGCTATGGTCGAAGACGGTGTCGTTACTATTGATGATATCAATAAGAATAGGACATTCAATCCTGGTGCTGCACAATCATTTAAGTTTGAATATCAAGGTGTAACTTATACCTCTTCTATTGAAACTTTAAGACCTTCAAGAGGGAAAGAGTTGACATATCTTTTTTGGTTAAGAATGCCATTTGATATTTGCTATACATTTGGTAGTGATAATTCTCATCCATGGGTAGCTCCAGATACTATGGGATTAATGTTGAAATTACAAGAATTGACTGATTATGGTCAGTTAGCAGGGTTAATTGCTAGTACGCCATTAACAGCTGTTTTAACAGGAGAAATCGAGACAATCCCTAATCCAAGAGCAGGAAAGAATGAGTCAGTTTATGCGCCAGAAGTATTGCAGGGGTATATGACCCAATTTAATCAAGCAACAAGTACAAATGTTGAAGCTTGGTTATGGCCTGCTAAAAATATAAAATTACAGCAATTATCTGCAGATGTTAATGCGTCTGATATTTTATCTGAAGCTACACAAAACTTTATTGAATCTGCGGGAGAAGGTGGCCTCACTATAGTTACTGATAAACCAAATGTTGCGCAAATTAATGTTGCTAAGCAACTTGCAGCTTCTCAGCAAAGATATGTCACTTTACAATTTGAAAATGTTATGAATTATATTTTACAACATAAACTTGGATTTGAATATCAATGGATAATTAAAATTTGGGGAGATATTTTTAACTTAGAAAATGATAAAAAATATTTAAAAGAAGTTGTTGCTAATGGCAATGTCGCTCTATTACCTAAATTAATGTCTGCAGAAGGAATTTCAATGAGAGACACAAAAGCTATAACTTCTTATATTAAGACTTTAGGTTTCTATAAAGATTTTATGACTTATTCTCAACTTAAGAATGCTGAGTTAGGGATGCAAACTCAACAAGCTGCAGAAGAGCAAAAAGCTAACGAAACAGGGCAAACTGGAGCGGGTCGTCCTAGAATAGCCGAGCAAGACATTGATAACGATAATACTGCTCAAAATAGAGAAAATGGAACAGAGGGCAGTGAAGGTAGAGAAACTTCAAATTAAAATATAAAGGGGGAGTAGATTATATTTATGAGAATTTCTGAAATAAGTTATAAACAACTAAATAATTTAGCCACTTTATGTTTTGATGCTAATGCAGTTTTTGATAATTTAGCTTATAACCTAGATTATTATTTTTATACAAAAATAGCAAAAGTGGTACATCTAAGTGTTGCACATGTAATGCCAGAGTGGGCAGATATTATAACAGATAAAATGTTAGAATTAGGTTTAAGGCCAGTAAGAGAAG